TTTAATCGTATGGTAGATTGGATTGCGTCACGACCTCAGATACAAGAAGAAATGACTGAGCAGATTGCAGATATGATTGAGGAAGAAACAGAAGCAAAGGGAGTAGCTGTTGTTATTAAGGCAGAACATTTTTGTATGACAGCTCGTGGTGTCAAAGAACATGAAAGTGAAATGTTGACTTCAGTAGTTCGTGGAGATTTTTTAAAGATAGAACATTTGAAGGCAGAGTTCTTTTCACTCTTGAATAATATGAAAGGTATGAAATGAAAAAAGCGATTTATATTCCAGCATATAGTGATGGTTTGATGTCTATGTTTTATGGCAAAGATGATAATCAAATTGCAAAAGAGAATCAAGAGGATTTTTCTGATAAAAAATCATTAAGAATATATAATAAAGATTTTGATTCTTATTTTCATAATCCTTATATTTTAATTTCAGCTGGTTCGGTTTATAAGAAAACAGATTTTAGAAAAACAATTCATGCAGAAAAATCAATAGTCTTTGTTGATAGTGGTGGATATAATTTAGCACACAGTACATTAGATCATAAAAGATATACAGATAAGATTGCATTAGAATTTTCTGAAGCTAATGGAGATATATTTCCAATATTAGATAGACCAACATTTACTTTAGGAATGATGAGAGATGATAAGAATGGTAACCCAAAACCAGTATCACCATATAAAGATTATAATGAGTGCTTAAATCTTTCTGTTAATTCTGCAAAGTATTATTATGAAAATAGAAGTAGATCAGATGCAACTATTTTAAATGTTATACAAGGACAAACTGTAAATCAAATTGAATCGTGGTATAAAGAGATTAGTAAGTATGAATTTGAAGGATGGGCATATGGTGGAACGAAAGGAAATCTTGGAAGAATATTACCTGCATTAAAGTTTTTATTAAATAGTGGTGAGTTAGCTAGAGAATCTTGTAAGATGTTTCATATTTTTGGTGTGACATCTAATGAGAGTATGATTTATTTTCAATATCTTCAATTAGTATTTGAACGAATGGGTATTGATTTGCAGATTACTTATGATTCAACATATTGGAATAGAACTTGTGTGTACGGGAGTTATATGACTAGACCAAGATATATTGTTGGTTTGGGTATGGAGTCTATGGAATGGACAAATAGTATTAATTATAAAGAGCTATCAAAAGATTTTAAGTTACCATGTCATTGTCCGATATGTGAAGATTTAGATGATGCATATGGATTTTTTAATAATTATAAACCCGATGAAAAGACGGGTGAAGAAGTAATTATATTTAAGAAGTTTAATAATATGATTGCATTTCATAATTTATATTTGCAATTAGAATATCTTGAGAATGTGAGAAGGATTTTTAGTTCTGGTATGAAGGATGTATATGAGGCATTCTTTCCACAAAAGATATGTGACAATTTTAAATTAATTGATAATTATTTTAATAATATTGATAGTGATAAATGTGTTGCATTATTGAATAAAGTATTTATGAGTGGATATATTGATAAAGAAAAAAATAAGATTATCAAAGATTCTAAAGGATCAGAGGCTTGTGGTTTGGGAATATGATTGATGTGTTAGAATATGTTGGTGTTGTGTTAGCATTACTTGGTTCTGTATTTGTAGCTAGAAATGACCAGTATAGTAAATGGGGATTTGTTTTTTTCTTGGTGTCTTGTATTTTATTTATGTTTTGGTCTTTTATAATACAGAAATGGGGATTAATGATTATGAATATTATATACATGGTTGTTAATTTATTTGGAATATATAAATGGTTTAATTGGAATGTATCATACAAAAGTTACAGATAAAACTATTCGTGCAGGAAATAATAAATTATTTTCAAATGATGAATGGGTTCCTGCCACAGAGTTATTTGGTGAGATTAAAGTATTAAATCATCCGTTAATGCATGAAGCATTTGATAGAATTTTAGATCAGCATGTAATGAAACAACCAACGGCATTCTTATCGTTATGTTCAGCTACTAGACCATATAATTATAGTACAAAATGGAAAGAATATGTAAAATATTTTGATAATAAAGTGGATTTTATTGTAGTATCAAATGGTGGAATGATACCTGAAGAATTTTGGTTGAGTTATCCATATTTGAATTATGATGCAGGTGACCATGAGGATGATGTGTTGTATAAAAAAGTACAGTATGATCGAATGACAAGATTTTTTAAAAGACATTTATATGATTATGTGATAGCAAATTTTAGTCCATCACAACGAAATGCTGAACCAGCAGAAAAATCATTATCTGAATTAAAGGATGCAGGTTATATTAAAGATTATATTTTAATTCCAGACAAAGCTACATATAAGAAAGCACAATCTCAGGGATGGGTTGCTGGTGATATGTTTCCTGATTTACAACCAGTTATTTTTGGTAGGTTGAAGGAACAAGTGGAATTATGGAGTAGTAGTAAGGTGATAACATTTGATGTTTAATTTAAGGAGGTTTTGAAATGAAGAAGGCAGTTGTAATTTATAGTGGTGGTATGGACAGCAGAACCGTACTGGAAAAAGCAATACATGATGATTATGATGTTCATGCGTTGTCTTTTAATTATGGACAAAGACATTCTGTTGAGCTGGAGTATGCAAGGCGTGTTACAGATAAGAAGGGTATTATTCATAAGATTATTGATATTAGTAGTATTAATGATTTGTTACAGGGTTCTTCTCTTACGGGTGATATTGATATTCCAGAAGGACATTATGAAGAAGAATCTATGAAGTCAACAGTTGTTCCTAATAGAAATATGATTATGTTATCTTTAGCTATTGCATATGCAGTTAGTATAGGTACAGATAAAGTATATTATGGAGCCCATGCAGGTGACCATGCAATTTATCCTGATTGCCGTCCAGAGTTTTTAGAAAAAATGAATAGTGTTGCTGCGATTGCTAATTATGAAGCTGTGAATATCTATGCTCCATACTTGGATGGTAATAAAGAAACTATTTTACAAGATGGTTTTAAAATGGGTGTTGATTATGCAGATACTTGGACATGCTACAACGGGCGTCAGAAAGCGTGTGGTAAATGTGGTGCTTGTCAAGAACGATTAGAAGCATTCAAAGCTGTTGGTAAAAATGATCCGTTGATGTATGAATAGGTATAAATACTAGTGGAGGTAAAAAATGTCTGAAGAAGAAAAACCAAAAAAAGAATCGGATAAAAAGGGACTTGTATTGAAACTGGGTGAAGATGATAGTGCTTTAGTTGTGCGTACTAATGGTGAGATTGAATTAATTAGTCGGGATCTTCAAGGAAAAGAAGATAATTACCTTGGTGATTTGGAAGATTTGAATAAGACTTTTACACTTGTATTAGCGTTTGCAGCTGCATTAGAAAATGAGCAATTATATAACCACATTTTTCAAAATTTAAATAATATTCTTCATCGACAATGGAACAGGTTACCTCCAGATGAAAAAACACGAATAAAAGATATTCGTATGCATCATTTATTACATCCGGATGAAGATGATAAGAAGAATATAGATAAAAATATTACAGAAAAAAAAGAGTGGTTGAATCGGTGGAAAGACGAATTGGAAAAAGGTAGGTCTCAATTAGAAGATTATATGAATCAGCATCCTGATGAAAGAGATGTTGGAGGTCCGTTCGGTAATGAGATACCAGAGCCACCACGAAGAAAACGAAAGAAAGTAAATCCACTTAATAAGTTGAAAAATATGAATTGGAATCCTAATGATGAAACCTTGAAAGCAAATAGAGTGGACGGCCCACATTCTGCTTTTAGAGGAGATTGGAATTTAGATTCACCACCTCAAGAGGAGGATTAATGAATCCATTTCAGTATGCGAATGACTTGATGAAGAAGAAAGCTTATGATGGTGATTGTATTAGAGAAAGGAAAGATTATAAACCTTTTTTTATAAATCGTTCTCTATCTTATCAACCAGATTTGATTCATTATGCAAATATGATGAATGAGAATCCAATGTTGGACGCCAAATCTCATTATGATTTCTTACATCAGACAGTTGAGAAAAAGAAAAGACCCTTCAGGGGGTGGATTAAAGCTAAGAAATTGGAAGATTTAGCAGTTGTTAAAGAATATTATAAGTATAGTAATAAAAAAGCATTAGAAAGTTTGAGTATTTTAACTGAGGATAATATCCAACAACTCAAACAGAAACTATTTAAAGGTGGAAAAGCTCCGTAGTATAAATAATATATAATGATTAGTTAATGAATTGAAAGGAGATATTACAATGCAAGATGTAGCGAAATGGACAATAGATGATATGGTTGAAGTGAAGTTGAAAGAAGATGATGACTTCCTCAAAGTTAAAGAAACTCTCACCCGTATTGGAATAGCATCAAGAAAAGAAAAGAAGTTATTTCAATCATGCCACATTCTACACAAACAAGGTAAATATTATATAGTTCATTTCAAAGAATTGTTTGCGCTTGATGGTAAGCCGACAAACATTTCAGAGAATGATATTGAACGAAGAAACACAATTGCAAATCTTTTGCATGAGTGGGAACTTGTAATCCTTGTTATCCCAGAACACGCACAACCAACTGTTCCGATACGACAATTAAAGATTCTCCCTTTTGGTGAAAAAGATGAGTGGGATCTGCAAGCAAAATATAGTATTGGGAATGTTGGAATTAAATCTGCTGGAGAACACGAAGCTCGTGGTGCTACAGAGATTGACGATAAAGTTTTTGAATAATGCTGGTGTAGCTCAGTTAGTAGAGCAATTCATTTGTAATGAATAGGTCGCGGGGGCAGAGCCTGCCACCAGCTCCAAGGAGATGATATGAATATTAAAGTTGTGAGATTAATTTCAGGTGAAGAACTTATTGGTGATTGGAATGAAGAAAAAACTATAATTAATAATCCTGTTGTAATGGTTCCTATAGCTAAAGACCAATTAGGATTTCAACCTTGGATTCCATATTCGGATGAAGAAGATGTGCAGTTAAAAGACCATCATATTATGACAGTTTTAACTCCTGATAAGAAATTACAAAATGAATATAATAAAGTATATGGTTCTGGTCTTATATTACCAACTGAGAAGATTATTCATTAAGTTTTCCCTTGTTTATTAGTTTGTTTTTTGGTATAATTATATTATGAAGTTTTACACCTATATTGGAATGTTGAAGAATCAGATATATGTACGAGAGATTTCTGCGGATGAAGAGCATTCATTCAAAGAAACCTTTCAACCTACCATGTACACCACAGCTCCAGCAGAAAAATGTAAATATACAACTCTTTATGGGGATCCTGTTGGTGATATCAAGTTTGATAATATTGCTTCGTGTAAAGATTTCATAAAACAATATAGTGGTACAACCAATTATTCTATTTTTGGTAATACAAATTATATTATACAATATATCTCTGAAAAATATCCTAAGAAAATTCAATGGAATACAAACAAATTAAACATCTATACAATAGATATTGAAGTATCAGCAGAGGATGGTTTTCCAAATATCCAATCGGCTGCATCAGAGGTCACAGCTATTACGGTACATGATAGTGTGAGTCAAACTTATTATGTATGGGGAACTGGTGGTTATGTGCCACACGATGATACAAAACAAATTAGTTATAGTGAGTGTGATGATGAAAATGAAATGATAGAGAGTTTTCTTGTTTGGTGGGAACATAATTATCCACACATTATTACAGGGTGGAATTGTAAGTTCTTTGATATTCCATATCTTATTAATCGTATTAAGTATCTTAATAAAAAACCTTCCAGATTATCACCAATAGGTTTGATAAATGATAGGAGTGTATTCATAGCTGGTAGAGAGAATTATTATTATACTATCTTTGGTATTTCAACATTAGATTATATTGATTTGTATAAAAAGTTTACATATAAGATTAGAGAATCATATCGTTTGGATTACATAGGTTCAGTAGAACTTGGATTAAGAAAAGTTGAAGTAGAAGATGTTCAAGGATATGATTTGTACAAAACAAATTACCAGAAATTTATTGAGTATAATATTCGTGATGTTGAGATTGTAGAGAAGCTTGAGGAGAAGATGAAGTTGTTGGAGTTGGTTATCACTCTGGCATATGAATCCAAGATTAACTTTGAAGATGTATTCTCTCCCGTGAGAACATGGGATGCTATTATCTATAATTTTTTAAAGAAAAAGAATGTTGTTATCCCACCATCTTCAACAGCAGATAAAAATAAAGAGATTATTGGTGCATATGTTAAAGACCCACAACTTGGATTACATAAATGGATAATGAGTTTTGATCTTAATTCTCTGTATCCACATCTTATTCAGCAGTATAATATAAGTCCAGAAACTTTATATGATGGAGTTGTGTGTGCTGATTCCAAAGATGTTGGAGTGACAGGATTATTAGAACAGAAATTAGATACGGGGTATCTGAAAGATAAACAATTAACACTTACTCCAAATGGACAACATTTTACTTTAAAAAAGAAAGGATTTCTTCCACAGTTAATGGAAGATATGTATAATGAACGAGTAGAGTTTAAGAAGAAGATGTTACAAGAGCAACAAAATTTAGAAGATGGAAATTATACGAACAAACAAACAGTTATTAATAACATATCCAGATGTAATAACATTCAGATGTCTAAAAAGATTCTATTGAATAGTGCTTATGGTGCATTGGCTAATCAACATTTTCGTTACTATTCACTTGAAATGGCTGAGGGTATTACCACAGCAGGACAACTTGCAATTCGTTGGATTGATAAACGTATAAATACATATATCAACAATCTACTCCAGACGGAGGATATCGATTATGTTGTTGCTTCGGACACGGATAGTATATATGTTACATTTGACAAACTGGTTTCTAAAGTGTTTACGAACACAGAAGATACTAATAACAGTTCAAAGATTGTCACCTTCTTGGACAAGATCAGTAAGGATAAAATTGAACCATTTATTGATAGCAGTTATGAAGCTCTTCATTCGTATGTAAATTCATATGCACAAAAGATGCAGATGGGGAGAGAAGTAATTG